GGATATGAGGTTAAATGCCCCCTGATTCACACCCACGTTGGCTATCTACTTTCAGGCAAGCTACCTGTCGAATATGTGCAGCAAGTACAGGGAGGGATGCTGGTAACGGGATTTAATAGCTGGTTTTTCATGAGCTACTATCCTGGCCTCCCGCCCCTGATAATCGAAGTTGAGCGTGACGAGAAGTTTTGCAACAAATTGAAATCTGAACTTTCAATATTCTGTGATGAATTAGAAGCGATAACCGAAAAACTGCGGAGACTATAACAACAAAACGTGGTTCCTGCAAGAGGGCGTTCCTCCTGTCAACCACCACGATAACGGCTGAAGGGCAGGTATAAGGCCGGATAATCCGGGTAATAAGGAATTTATAACGATGAGCTATGTAATTAATGGAGAACATGAACCTTGCACCAGATCGCATTGGTGCCATAACCATTGCCCCAAGAGATTTGAGTCAGAGGGTGGGATGCCCTCGTGTATTTGCGATTATTTCGATTTCGATGAAGATGAAGATGAAGATGAACGTGGTGACGAAGACTAAAACAACAAAACGGGCTCCTGCGTGCTTGGGGAAGCACAGCCAGCCCAAACCGGCCAAAGGCAGGATAAGGCCGGAATCAAAAAGGAGGAAGTGATGGAATATAAGCGAACGACGGCGGACTATGAATACGAAGAGATAAAGAACGGGCTTATAAAGCACGCTGTCCGGCACGCAAATGAGCTGCATGGAGTAAGAGCGATAGGGAATGTTGAGGAGTTTTACAGGAGCTGGAACACAGCATTCTTCGGCGAAATGAAAAAGCTGGCAAGGGCGGAGGGATTAAACGCATTTTGAAAGGAGGGCTATGAATTACGATACATATATGCCAATCGAAGGTAAAATAAGGTGTGACTTTTTACATTGTTATGCCGGACTTGGTTTGGCAGGGAGAGGGTATTGCTTCGCTTCCGGCGGGTGGTGGCTGAAGGATTGCCCTCAATTTAAGGACGAAGACGAGTGGATTGAGGAAAGGAGCGAGAGTAAAGGAGAGCATGGGGCGCAAAAGCTAAGCTGTCAAGAGACTTAGGAATAAGCCATACGGCATTAAATTATGTACTTTCAAGAAAAAATTGGGGGCATATATGAAATTGATACTTCCTTTATTTGTAGATATTCCGCACAAAAAATCACCCGATAAAAGATTTTATCTTGGCCTTAATCCGTATAGAAACACGCATTTTCAAACACTCAACAAGGCAAAAAAATTATATGCAGACGAGGTTAAGAAAATAGTGTTGGCATCTGCCGGAGAAAATTGGGAAAAGGCTAAAACAATAGTATCTCCATTTCGTTTTGTTTATACCATATATCCGGCAACAGGAAGGAAATTTGATCTTGCTAATGTGTTACCAATTATCCAGAAATTCACAGATGATGCCTTAATTGATTTAGGTATTATATCAGATGATTCATGGAAAGTTATTAAAGCAATAGATTACAGATTCGGAGAGATTGATCGCATTAATCCACGCTGTGAGCTTGAAATATTGTCAATATAACTGCCATGAAGGGGAGCATGAAGCATGAAAAAAGAAACAATCATAAAAGCGGTAACAGCGGCGAGGATATTTATAAGCAGGGAAAAAGAATTAACGGCAGATGATTATAAATATCTTGGGATTTTAGGCTCAAAACGAACCGCAGCACTTCGGCGTGCCAGCATGGAGCTGACGAGAGCTCTGGCGAATCTCCGACGATGAAGCACATAGACCTTAAAGAATTTGTGTAAGGAGGCTTGTGAAAGATTATAATCTGACTGCACACCCGCCCATTATTTTTTGCCCGGAACTTGGCATCGATGTCGGTATCTTTGCCTGTGAAAATTGCAAACAGGATGTCGAGAGATGCGAATCTTATCAATCTTATTTAAATTCAAAGGGAGAGAAGCCATGACTGATTTTAGCTGTTTTTTAATAACCATACTTTATGGTGATACGCTTGTTTATGTTGCCTTGAAAATTAAAACAGACCTTATACCAGAAGGAGTTGCTGAATATTATATGGAGCCGGAAAGCAGGGTCTTCTTTCACTCAAGACTACCGGCGCATATTCAAACAATGGGCAAGATAATTGATGTAAGCGATAGACTACATGATGTTGTAATTTATTAATTGCGGGGTTAAATGAAGCAAATTTGCAGGTTAAAGATGCAAGACCAGAAGGCTCGAATGAAGCTGGTGGACGCACTAAACGAAGCTGGCTATGGGACAAGAATTGAGGACAATGGAAAACACTGGACTCTTGAGACTGAGTATTACGTTATCATTTATGAGGATGAAGCCATGAAATACAACATAGGCGATATATTAGCAGATGACGAAGGAAATTCTGGGATAGTGTGCATTAAATGGGACGATGGAGACATTTGCACTTTTGAGAACGATGCTGCACATCCAAATCCAATCATAGTAATTGATGCAGTATGATACCCACCGTGAAACTTGGTCGGATGAAAAAAACATGAGTTTGAAAATTGTCCTTCTTGTGGCTTTGGAAGCCCAGATTTCCCGTATGATGATTCCTGAGGTTTTCAAAATCGCAGCGAGGGACTTTTTAAAACAACAAAAGATTATGAGGTGAAAGATGAAATGTGATGAATGTAATGGTACAGGGAAAGAAATATGTAATAATCCAGATCATAATTTTATTGATGCCCTTGGAGCCCGACTGCTTGGACATGCCAATGGTTGCCCGTGCTGCGGCCATGATGAATTATATAGAATACCAAATACAGTCTGTGCCAAATGTAATGGTTCGGGTTCGTTGGGAGAAAAGGAGAAGCCATGAAAAGAAAATATAAAGACGGTGAGCCATGTGAGCATAAAGGGTGTTTGCATCATATCACACACCCATGTGAGCTTTGCGGAAGGATTGCGGGACGAAAGATAAACAAAGACGAAATCAGCAAAGAACTCTGCGAATTGCTTGGGATTGAATACAAACCAGCAAAACATATACAAGTTGAATTTTTTGATGAAGATGGACGTGATAGATGGGAGTTTGAGGAAGGAACTACCTTCACAACTGACTCCGGCAAGATAAGCCTGTTGAGGGAGATGGAAAAAATAAAAAAGATCCGACCGTTTATTATTAAGACGTGTGGGTTGGGGTTGGAGGATTTGTATTTTGTTAACTGGATTCCTATAAGCTTTCTGACAGATGAAAACTTTGCCTTCGCAATCGCAGCGAGGGACTTCTTGAGGAGGGAGAAATGAGTATAAGATTCTTTAGACAATCAGACGCAGTTTATGCACCGCCTGAATGGATGTCCAAATATCCAACTCTGGCACATTGCTCATATTGTGATGCTGTTTATTCAAAAGACACCGAATGGGTAAAGGTAAGGCATATTAACGAAGGTACACGGCCTACACAAAAACAGTATGTGCGAGATTGCAAACCAAATTCTTGTCCTATGTGTGAGAGATAAAGGAGATTGGATGAATTTAAAAGAGCTAAGCTGCATGAGTAAATACAAGCAAGTTACAGATGGGGAATGGGTAAAACCTCAAATGCGGGATTATAAGATGGAGTGTTGTGATTGCGGCCTAAAACACAGACTTGATTTCTTGATAGTTGATGGTGAAACGCAGGACGTTTTGAACGGCACCAGAGTTCTATTTCGAGCGTATAGAATTGGAAAGCCCAAAAAAAGTGGGAGGTGTTTTTGAAAAACGAAATATATATTTTATTTGACGGCATGGCATGGCCAAGACCGGGAGAAGCCCTTGGAGATAGAGCGTGGAGATTCACGAATGACTGGGAAGGACTCACAAGAACGGATCACCTGGTGGCTGCTTCCGTTATGGCAGCATATAACGCACTTGTTGATATGCCGGTTCATCGCAGGAATAAAGTTATAAGTAATATGAAGTCAACAAAATGAAGGGGTATCCCATGACACAAGAGAAGGATAAGTTTATATGCGAGAAGTTAGGGATTTGTTGGCATGAATGGAAGTCAGATCACGCTTCATTTACTTGCATTAAATGTGGCTATCGTTGCAATAGCTCCGAAACTCCGCCAAAGAATCTCGACTTCACCAGCGAAGCAGGGCGGGTGCAACTGCTGAAGCTGCTGGTGGATAAAGATGAATTTTGGCTTGAAGATGATTCATTCTTAGACTTAGAGGACTTTATGTTGGACGACACCGGCAAGTTCCGGGATGCAGTTTATAAGTGGCTTGGGAGGTGAAGAATGATACCAATAAAACAGACTATTTTGCACACAGAACAGACAAAAGGGAACTGCATGCAAGCGGCGATAGCAAGCATCCTCGAAATGGACATAGAAGAAATACCTTATTTTGAGGGCGGTGATTGGTATTTTCAGCTTATGCGCTGGCTGGAAGATTGCTATGAAATTGAATTGGTAAGATGGGATTATGAGGTTCAATTTAAAGGATATTATTTAGTTGTGGGACAGTCTCCAAGAGGAGATTTTAAACATGTAGTTGTATATAAAAACGGCGAGATGGTTCACGACCCTCATCCAGATAGAACGGGACTAAAGACAATAGAAAGCACTTGGCTATTGCTTGCGTATAATCCGGCTATCGCAGCGAGGGACTTCTTGAGGAACAATTTGAAGCCAACAACATGAAAGGAGATAAAAAAATGAAAATTATTAAACACCCAGCAGTAAAAGGAAAATTTCACATAATTCCAAGTTGTTGTGCAGAGCATTCATCTGGAGATGGGAAGCCTTTTAAAAAAGTTAATTGGTTATTTCTTTGGTGGATGATTTGTTTGGATGCTTAAATAATTCGCTCTCGCAGCGAGGGACTACTTAAGAAAGGGGGAAATCATGAGTCTTTTGTTATCAATAGATGATTTATCAATGACATTCACAACAGACAGGATTTGGCATGGCCTCACTGTCTGCAACCAACAGGAAATCCCGGTTTTTCTCCAGGTGCCGGGGAAGAAATTTTTGAGCATTGAGCCGTGTTGGGGGGAGATAAACCCTAAATATTGGTATTCGGCACATTGCTGGCATAATTGGATAACCGGAGAAACAGGGGTGGGGCGTACAACTGATAATTATATGTCCCACTGGCAAACAGGGAAAAAAATTGACGCTGTAATCCTTGGCGGTGAAACACTCGGAAACAAAATGGGTCGATTAATGCGGCTTGGGTGGGTGGACAAGATCGTAGAGCAATGCGAAGTGGCAGGAGTGCCGTTATTTACTTCGGCGCGGTAATCGAAACGATAAACTTTTAACGATCGGAAACTAATGCCCAAAAATCCACCGAATAATATTGAAGCTGAACAGAGTTTACTATGCTCGTTCCTCCTGGGAAATAAGCCGGATGACGCAATGGCTATACTTGAGCCGGAAGATTTCTATAAAAAGCCGCACCAGAACATATTTACAGCCGTTCACTCTCTTTATAAAAACAGGGAGCCCTTGGGATCTGCCGAGGTTGTAATCGAATTACAGTCAATGAATAAATTCGATAACGGCATGGGAACCTATATCGCACAACTTATGGACATGCCCCAGGCTGTTAATATTTCTCACGTTGCCAAGATTATCAAGGAGTGTTCATCACGAAGGAAATTAATCGAGATAGCAGACAGGATGGCAAAGTCTGCTTATAGCAATACGATTGACCTGGTTGATTTGGTTGAAAATGCAAGAGCGGATATTAAGAGTTTGGGTTTAAGTAAAAAAGGGGGCAGTTTAGCTCAACAAATCAGGGATTGGGTGTGTCTACAAGATGGCACATTTAATCTACAGACCATTTACACGTGTCTACAGCTGTCCACAAGGGATGAAAAAAAGAATGTTTCAATCATCCTGAAAAGACTGTCCGAGGGCGAGGATCGGCTCGTAGTTAAATATAGTGGTGTTGCTGGCACATATAAAACTGTCAGTAAAACCGCTAAGTTAATTGACCTGTCTAATCGTTCAGACCTTAAAGGTGAGCTGCTTCTTAAATTCCCCTTTGGCATTGAGAACTATATTAAGCCCATGCCAGGATGCGTTTTTATAATCGCAGGTGAAACGGACTCCGGCAAGTCGGCCTTCCTGATGAACTTCGCAAAAAAGAATACACCGATGTTTAAGGTAAACTATTATAGCTCCGAAATGGGTAAGCAGGAACTATTCGATAGAACGGATCACTTCTGGCCTGATATTGGAGAGGATAAGAACCTTGTTTTTTTCGAGGATTGCTATGAGGATTTCGACCAACTAATTGAACCTGATGCTATTAATATCATTGATTATTTAGAGCTTTTTGACAACTTCTATTTAATGGCCAGTATTATTGATAAAATCGGCCGAGCGTTAAAGAGTGGTATAGTTTTTATCGCATTACAGAAACCAAAGAATAGGGATGAAGGCACGGGCGGGGAAAGAACAAAGAACCTTGCAAGATTATATTTATCGTTAAGACCCGGTATATTGAAAATAGTTAAGGCAAAGAACTGGCGGGATTCAAAGGTTAATCCCAACGGCCTTGAGATTGATTTTAAACTGATTGAAGGTTGCAAATTCCACAATACTGAACCTTGGAGAAAACCATGAGCGTACAAACATTATACAAAGGTCTTTTGCAGACAAACAAATCCGTTTTCGTTGAGTATGCCTATGCGTATTCCGAAAAGCAAGCGTGGGTGCGAATGGTTAAACGTATTGCCAAGAAGCAGGGTATTCCGTTTCTAATCGTAGCATCATGGTTTAAAGACCCGAAATATTACACAATTAAGCCGGAGATAATTTTCGAAGAAGTTGAAGACGAGGTGGCTTGATGTTACAGCTTGTTGCTGAATGTTACAGATGTTACAACTTGGGTAAGGCTATGAAACTACAAGGCAAAGGCAGGTAAATTATCCGTTCAGGGGAAGGAGTTGAAGCATATTTCGGTGAATTAGGGTAGCCGGTGGGGATCCGGCTACCCTTTATTCCGTTTCATTCATCCGTTAATTACCTGCCGTCCGTTTCCTTAAGGGTTAATTAATCTCATATTATATATTTGTTCTTCAAGCCTTTTTATTCGTTGTGTTAATTGTTCTTTCGTGAATAAACGCCACCTTCCGTTGGGGGTCGTTCTGTAATACAACACCTCCCTGATTGTCTTTTCTTCATAATACATTTTACCCCCCGTTTTCCGCCGTCTTATTATACAACCGAATTAATTCGATGATCTTCTCCGACATTCCCACATATTCACCTTTACGCATGGTTTCCCGTCCCAGCGCGTTTTTAAACTCCTGGCGCACCGACCACGGGCAATCCTTAATCATGATTTTTACGAGTTTTTCTGGCATTTTACCCTCCCTGTTCCGTTTCATTGTTGTTTGATTTGGTTCAACACAGATTCAACAAGCGTTTTTATCATCTCATGTATATTGCTTTTCGCTTCATCCGATAATTTTCCTCTCAATTCAGGATGATAGATAATTCCCAGGGTTGTCGCGTTAATCAGCTTTTCCATCTTTTCCCCTCCGCTTCATAATCACACGCAAAATAATCGCCCTCCGCTAAGCAATTCTTGCCCAGGTCCAGGATGCCAACAAGTAGTGCCGCCACAGCATGAGAACATTCCGCGTTATTAATAATAAAAACTGGCTTGCCGTTATTAAAAACACCGAACGCAAATTTGTGTTTTTCTATTTTATTCATGGTGTTGCCCTCCCTGTTCCTTGGTTAATTAATCTGGCAAAAGCTCTGATTTGACTGTTAATCCATATGTTTCCGCAATGTAAATCAATCCGTTTCCGTCTTCTGCTATTACGCTGCAATCCGTGTGCTTTTCGCAAAAACTATTTGCCTCCGCCGTGTCCCTTGCAATATGAGCCACGCGGAAAACCTTGCCCATTGATTTGCAATAAACTTTGACCCCGTTTGATAGTTTCATGGTATGCCCCCTTGTTGCCCCGTTTCCGGGGCGGTTGTTGTTAATTAATTTGCCCTATGGCAGGGCTATGTCCTTTGATTCTCTGTAAATTAACGTGTCCGGCCAACATTGAAAGCGGTCAAAAATCCCTCTGTCGTCAGACAGGTCACAACCGTATTTCTTTTCGATGTCTGTTCTTATGGTCGCCCTTGTTTTATCGGCCATAGACCGTTGGCATATTACATATTTAACCATCGGCCCGGTTCTGCCGTGCTTGTATTCGTAACAATCAGTCATCCCGTCAAAGTGCCCCATCTGATACCTGTCTCCGATTGCCTGTATCGTTTTATAAGTCGGCCCATCCTCCCAGTCGATCCTTACGCTGTCTCCGCCTGTAAAACTTTTCGAAGTCACTGAAAACTTAGTTCCTGGATATGATTTCTTGAGTATATCCCTGATAATTTTAGCCACTTGCGCATGTTCTGTCATGGTGTGCCTCCTTTATTCGTTTATTTCTTTTTGATAATAATACCCTTTTCCGTTTCCTTCCGCTCTGTACGCCATAAAAACACGCTGATATCCAGCCTTTACGGGTATAGTCCTGAATCCCGATTGACAGGAGTACGTTTCCCGTTTTGTTGCTTTTCTTATAAATTCAAGCTCCTGTTTTTTGCCGAATATATCAATCATGGTTTCCATGGCGCCCTCCGTTGTTGTTGTTTAACCCCTTATATCTGTTTCCGGATCATCCCGCGCCCGGAAACAGGGTAAAAGGTTAAATATTTTCCCACCGGTCTATTATCGCCTGTATTTGGGAAAAATCAGCTTCTATTTGGCAGTTACACCATTTTTCCCAAACGATTCCGCTCGCCGTTTCATTTTCTCCGAGCGTGTCCGCGTCAACACATTCCGCAGCCGCGTCTAATGTTTGCTCGATTTCATGTTCAACTGCCCACCAAATCGCGTCCATTATTTCAACATCCTCCTGGAGTTTTTCCGGGATTGTAACAAAATCTGTTACGCTGTTTTGCCCCATTCCATCGACCCACGTTCCGCCTGTAATTGCTGATAATTTTTCTATGAGTTCGTTTCTGTTCATTTTTCCCGCCTTTCCCCGTTTGGGGCTGTTTAATTGTTGTTGTTACCTATATGTAAAGCATTATCCATGCCAGAACTATAAGCAAAGCAATAAATAGTGTATAACTCAAGGATATTAAAGGATATAATAATTTATGAGGGGTAAAATAAGCAGGAACAAAACAGGGTAAAAATGACAATTATTGACAGGCGAAAACATATAACTACATATAAAACAAGGGTTAAACTATTGATAATACTATCATGCAAGAATTGTCAAAAAATGACAAAAATTGTCATACGTTTTTTGCTGTGTTCCGTCCATATTTCTTTATCTTAGAATGTAATGTCGGCCTTGTTATCTTCAGAAAAATAGCGGTTTTTGAAACATTTGATCGCAAAACGCGCCAGGTATAAGTTTTAGTTATACCTCAAAATGGCTTAAAATAAGGATATGTTAAAATAAACAAAAAAATAACTTGACTGAAATTTAAATCTGTGCAATAAAGCAGTTGTTGCTACAAGCGGGCGTTGTAGCGAAGTCACGCGAAAGCGAAAACGCCGCTGAACAAATGCCTGACCGAATCCTTATTCTTATATTAAGAATATAAATTAAAACTCTTTATCTCAAACCACTTCGCGGATATTTTAACATTAACACTTTAAACTGTCGGAATCCAAAACAACATGAAATATATTTATAAAAACAAACAAATCTATCCTAAACTTAAACCCTCCGAGTATTTTGACTACGACAAATTCGGAAACCTGATAATTAAAACCAAAGGCATTAACTACCGCAAATACTCCCCTCCTTGCAAAATATTCTCCCCAGCTGAAATCCAAAACTATATCAACAGCAAAACCAAACCAGTGTAAATATTCCCCCACTTTTGCCTTGACAATATCCCTGTATTGCTATATTAATTACACACTATGGCAAAAACAGCCAAACAAACTAATTTGTTACAAAATTGTAATAAAAAAACTAAAAAGTTACAAAAATGTAATAAAGTTGATAAAAAGCAAGCCGTAGACCTGAAATATAATCACAACCTCTCGTACGCCGAAATAGCAGCTATTCAAAAAGTAACCCCCCAGGCTATTCAGCAAGCAATATCAAATCTTCTGCCAATACCGGAAACAAAAATATATAGAGATCATAGATCAGATATACTATCAGAGATGCAGAGGAAATTGCTTGCATCTGTTGATACTACTACGATAAACAACGCCTCCCTGATGCAGCGAATGGCCTCATTCGGTATATTATACGATAAGGAACGCCTTGAGCGTGGTCTATCTACCGGCAACTTTGTCAATATCCAGGCTGATTTGGAGGCATTCCGGCAGGCGAAACAGGTACAGCAGGACACACAAGACAATTCGGAGATAATTGACATTTAGGGGTATTTTTGGGGGTATCTCTCAAGAGGTAAAAAATTAACAAGTTGATATGGTTAATAAAAACGCTTCTATTTGATTGACTAATCCTCAATAGCATAATGGAATGGCCATTTTACAGCCTGTCTTGTGTGTGTGTATAATGATACAGTAGTTACAATGTAGCTATGTATCCGGGTAGATCATAACGAGATATAATGCGCCGCCAGTAGTAGGATATTAAATTTATACGAGGCAAGGAAACCAGGCCGAGAGGTGGGGGGTACAGGGCCAATGGAAAAAATAAATTTATGTATAATATCCCTCATTATACCCGATTAAAACAAAAGGGGGTTTTATGAACGCGAAGTCGGCATTAGTATTGGGAGTTTGGATATTTGCAGGGGCAGTAGCATTTAACCATGATTTTTCTGTTATTGGCGTAGCGTGGTTATTGGCTTGTTTAATATCTTTTATATGTGACCATTTAGAGAGCAGATAGATGGGTAATTTAACGGTGTATGAGCGGGTGGAGTTACTTGAGTTTGAGGTTAAGGCGTTCAGGTTGGCGATAGATGGTTTAATGGATAGAGTTGGGGAGTTAAGTCAGCCGGTGGTGATAGAGAAGATTAAGTATCGTAATAGGGCGAAGCCGTTGAAGAAGAAGCGTGATGGTATGAGGCCGGGGTTTGACAGGATAAAGTTAGGTTAAGGGAGGAATTGGGCTAAGATGAAAATATGTGGGCGTGATTATAAACTGACTTTTGCACGTAAAGCTAATGGCGGAGCCTTCTGGTGTAACGGGAAGAAATTAGAAGGGCGGGGAGAAATTGAGGTTGGCCACTACAAAGACCTTCGCTTTTGTGCGGAAATTCTCTGCCATGAAGCCATAGAAGCCATATTCACAGAGGATCATGTCCGATATGCGGATACAAGTTATGAGAACAGCAACGACAATCGAATATTCCATTTTGACCATCGTTACCTTGACACCGTAGGCCCAAAGCTCCTCGATGCTCTTTTAACCAGTGGTATGTTTCGGCTTGTGGATTGCAGGCCAAAATTGAAAGGAAGGAAGAGATGAGGCAGAAGAAGGGCAGTATGGTTTCAGCGGGGCCTGTGGTGATGCAGGGTAAGACTTCTGCGGAGCGAATGAAGCAGTTTGAGGAAGCGCATCGTGTGTATTTTTGGAAGCCTTATCCCTGGCAGGTTCGTTTATTGGATATGGTGAGGGAGAAGAGTACGATAGCTGCGATAGCCAGCAATAAGATTGGAAAGAGTACGGCTGCTGTTTGCATATTGATTTCGTGGTTATTTGGTTGTGAGGTTTGGAATCCGAGGAAGAAGGAAGATCCTGATGCTTTTGAGTTATTTGGTCAGTATTATCGGGAGTCGAGTTTAGGTATAAAGCCTCCTGTGAATATAATATTAACCGGTGAGGATTGGAAGTCTCATATAGGTCGGACACTGATACCGGAGTTAAAGAAGTGGGCTCCTGTTGGCTGGTACAATACGAAAAAGAACGAGCAAGGGACGGAGTATTATTGGGAGTGGATGAATAAGAGTACACTGACGATAATGTCGTATAGCCAGGACGATGATTTATTCGAGTCATTTCGGGCACAGGGCGTTATAATGGACGAACCTCCGCCCAAGAGTAAGTATTCAGCTATGAGCCGGGGTTTGTTATTGGACAGGGGGAAAACGTTGTTGAACCTGACTCCATTGAAAGAGGCGTGGATATTAGATGAAATAGTATTAAGTGGTCGTCGTGATGTAGGCATAGTGGACGGCTTGAAGATAACTGATAACCCGGATTTGCTTCAGAGCGATTTAAAGGTTTTGGGCGATATGGGATTAGATACATTGCAGAAGCAGGAGTTTTTCCGGTTATTGTTGTATGATGATTTTGAGAAGAAGAAGCCTGTAACCGATAAAGGTCATGCGGCGGAGCAGTATTTAGAGAAGACTGTTTCTTTGGATAAGATCGAGAAGCTGGTTGAATTAAAGATATTGAAGTTTGTAAAGGATATTGATCCTGCCGATGTGCCTCCGAGGGTATTTGGTCAATTTAAGTCATTGGTGGGGAGGGTGCTGAAGGAGTTTGATTCTAATATTCATTTAATAAAGCCTTTCGAAGTGCCTACCGATTGGCCTGTAACGGTTATGATAGATTTTCATTTAAGCGTACCCCAGGCGATTAATTATTTTGCTGTGAACCGGCAGGATATACATTATTTAATACATGAGGTTTTTAAGAATTTATCTGCGGAGGAAATAGCAGACGATATAATAAGGATGAAGAAAAGCAAGGCATGGAACATCAAAAGGGTGTTTATTGATCCTTTGAGTAAGGGCGATACCTCCTATATGCGGAATCAGTTGGGAACGAACATAAGGGATACATATTCGATAATTGAGGAAAAGCTGTCTCATCATGGGATAACTTTATATGTGGCTTCAAAAGACAAGGAATCCGGTATAAAGAATATTCAGACAATGTTAAAAGGTGTAAACGGACTTCCGACCTTATATATATTCGATAATTGCGAAAGATGGATATTTGAGGTTCACAGATGGGTGTTCGACGATGACGGTAAGCCAGCAAAAGACGGCTTCGATCATATGCAAGAAAATACCTACCGATATTCTTTAACCGGTACAACCTATGAGTATGACCAGATAAAACCCCTGCCAAAATCAACCGAAGTTCACAGTCCCGGCGCATGGATGGGATTGTAAGCCCTGCCAATTTTTGTCATTCCGAGTGTAGCCAAAAAGATACATAGTGGATACTAAGTATCCAGATTTATGTTGACACATGTTTTAATCGATGTTATTGAGTCTCAAGTGGATACTTTTTATCCATGCAAATTAGGAGACTCTAATGGCAAAAAAGAAATCGGTTAGGGCAGACGAGGACTTTTTACATGATCTGAAGGATAAATACACAACAAGTGTTGACCAATGGAAGCACATATATGCTGCCGCAGAGGATGATTTGCGGTTTGTTTATGATGTGGGTGCCGGTCAATGGCCTTCAGATATAAGAGATAAGAGAGAAAAGGCCGGAAGGCCGATAATCACCACGAATAAAATCCTCAAGTTTGTACGTCAGCTTCGGGGCGATCAGATGATGAACCGCCCCCGAATCAAGGTAATCCCAGTAGATAATAAATCAGACCCCGGAATGGCGGAGCTTTACAACGGGCTTATCAGGCAGGTTGAGTATTTAAGTTCTGCTGAAACCGTTTATGACACCGCATATATGGCGGCTGTTTCATGCTCTATAGGTTTTTTCAGGCTTGCCACTCAATATGTATCAGATCAGTCGTTTGACCAGGAGATACGCATAAAGAGAATATTAAACCCTTTATCGGTTCATTTTGACCCTATGGCTGTTGAGTTCACATTAAGTGATGCCCGATATTGCTTCATAGAGGAAATGGTGGACAAGAAGCTGTTTGAAAAGTTGTATCCTGATGCCGACGTATCCGGTTTTTCAGGTGACCCGAGTTTAATAGGTGATTGGGATACGGGAGATAATATCCGGGTTGCGGAATACTTCTGGAAAGAGCCTGTTCAAAAAAAGATAGTGCGACTTGCCACAGGAGAGACAATAGGCTTGGGCGGTCAGGTTACGATTGAATATATAAAATCCAAAGGCGGGGAGATTGTCAAGGAAAGAACAATAAACACCCATAAGGTTATGTGGTGCAAGACAAACGGCTTCGAGATACTTGAGAAAGAAAAAGAATGGGTTGGAAGCAATATACCGATAATTCCCGTACTTGGTGATGAGATAGTTTGCGGAGGCACGAAGCATTATTTGTCTCTTGCAAGAGGGGCGAAGGGGCCGCAGCAGATGTATAATTATTGGGCTACGGCGGCAACGGAGAATGTGGCTTTAACCCCGAAAAATCCGTACTTTGTTGACCATCGGCAGATAAAGGGTTTTGAAGCCGAATGGGACGAAGCTCATTTAGAAAACAAGATGTATATTCGGTACAACTCTATTCCCGGCCTTGATAAACCCCATAGGGAGCCGCAAGCACAGGTTCCCGCCGCAATAATTAGCATGATGCAATCAACCGCTTACGACATTGAAGACCATTTAGGCAGATACGAGTCTTCCAAGGGGGAAGCCGGAAACGAGAGAAGCGGCAAGGCAATTATAGCGCGGATAGCTCAATCAGATAAAGGCACTTACACCTTTGTTGATAATCTTTCAAGGGCGATAGTGTACGCCGGAAGACAGATAATCGAGATGATCCCGAAGATATACGACACCCAGAGGGCGGTAAGCATAATGGGTGAAGACGGTCAGCAGAAGATTGTTGATGTGAATGTTCCTTCTGGGTTTTTGCCGAATGGGGAAGTGGCAATAGAAAAGGATTTGACCGTAGGTAATTACGATTTAATTGCAACCGCCGGAGCTTCTTATTCGTCTAAGAGGCAGGAGATGACAGCCATGATGATAGAGAGCTTGCAGTATGCCCCGCAGTTGTCTTCGGTAATTGCACCGCTTATTTTCAAATACTCAGATTACCCCGGCTCCGAGGAAATATACACCGAGATAAAGAAGCAGATGGAACAGGCACAGGCTCAAATGCAGGGACAACCTAAACCGCAGGGACAGCCAGCCTAATAATCATACACGCCGATAATGGCGCATTGTTTTAAACCCGCTTAACAGCGCAAAAGGAGAAATAAATGGAACAAGAAGTAATCACGGCAGAAGCCGCAGAAGTGGAAGTACCTGAAGTTGTAGCAGAAGAAGTTGTTGAAACAGAAGCACCTACGGGAGAACCCGCAATCGCTGAAGAAGCACCAAAGAAACCGTCAGCGCAAGAGAGAATAAACGAAATTACCCGTAAGCGAAGGGAAGCGGAAAGGGAAGCTGAATACTGGAAAAACAAGGCTTTGCAAACGCAAGCCCCGGATCAGCCGAAACCCGCAATTCCGACAGGAAGGCCGAAGATAGATCAGTTTGAAACCTCAGAGTCTTATGAGGATGCCCTTTTATCATGGCACGAAAACAGAAGGGCGGCTGAAACATCACTTGTGGAGCAGAACCGGAGAAAGGCCGAATCCGTAAAGCAGTTTAACGAAAAGGCCGATGCTTTAAGAGCGGCACATGAAGATTATGACGATGTTATTGCTGCTCCGATATTTACGGAAAGCATGAAAGCCGTACTTCTGACAAGCGATACCGGCCCCGAATTGGCCTACTATCTCGGAATAAACAGGGATATTGCAATGAAAATTGCAGGTCTTCCCGCAGAAAGACAGGCTTACGAATTAGGGAAGTTGGAAACTCAATACCTGATTTCCAAGAAGACAAAGAAACTTACGACTGCCCCAGACCCTATTGTTCCTATAGGCGCAATGGGTAGTCCGACAGCAATAGACGAGAGTAAGTTAAATGACGATGATTGGTACAAACTTGAACTCAAGAAAAAACGTGAAAAACTTAAACAACGAACCGGAGGATAAAATATTATGGCTAATACTATCAAGGATTTAAGTGATGGCGACTTAGTAAGAAAGTATCTCGCCTCTTTCCACAACAAACTCAAATTCATAAAAACAATCGACAGGCAGTATGATTCCCGCTTTGCCAAGTCTGGCGCAAAGAACGGCGGCGAACTGCTCATCAAAGACCCCAATCAGTTTACAGTACGAACCGGGGCCGTGATGGATACACAGGATGTCACGGAAACCACACAGACCCTTACTGTTGCAACGCAGAAAGGTGTTGATATAAATGTCAGCTCAATCGAACAAACAATGTATATTGATGATTATGAAGCAAAGATTGTCAGTCCTGCAATGGACGGGCTTGCGGCACAGGTAGAATACGATGTTCTTTCTGGCGTATATGCCAATATTGCAAATCTGACCGGAACCCCGGCAACAACCCCCGCTTCTTTTTCAGCCGTTCTTGCCGCAAATGCAAGATTAAGCCAGATGCTTGCCCCTGAAAGCGACAGAAATATCCTGATGGATTCGGTTGCAATGGCGGCTACGGTTGCGGCAATGGGTGTTTACTTCCAGCCAGCAGGAGAGCTTGAGAAAGCCCTTTCAAGTGGTTATATCGGTCAGGCCGCCGGAATGAAATGGTGGGAATCAAATATGGTTCCGAATCATACCAACGGAACTCGTACTGATGCAACCCCGATTGTTGCAGACCTTTCCGTATCTGCCAATGGAGACACCTCTTTTATAACTACTGGTCAAACAAACGCCCAGACATTAACAGTCGGTGATGTTTTCACAGTCGCAGGTATCTATGATGTGAATCCCGAAACGAAACAGGCATATTCCCACCTAAAGCAATGGGTAGTTACTGCCGCCAAGATTTGTGATGCAACAGACACGATTTCAATGGCCCCTACGCTGTATAAGTCGGGTGCAAAACAAAACTGTTATCACGCAACATGGACAGGCACACCGGCTCTCGTATGGGTAGCTGCTGGTGGTTCAGGTGCGGCTTCTGCTGTATATGCACAGAACCTTGCATATCACAAGAACGCTTTCACATTCGTAACGGCTGACCTTTACAAAGATCCAGGAGCCAGAATGTCAAGCGCAAACATCGAAGGTATTGCAATGAGGCTGTGGAGAGGCAACGACATTGTGAATGACAAGTTCCCCATGAGGCTCGATGTTCTTTATGGCTATAAAACCTTGAGGCCAGAATGGGCCGTAAGAGTGCGAGGGTAGTCTTAACAATTAAACTTATTATTTGGAGGTATAGAAAATGAGTGTTGATTATATTGGAAACGGAAATGATGATGGTACGGACTTCGGGAGGTCAACCGATAAGATCGGCTTTTACGGTCTTGCGACTCCGATAGTTAAACCTACGACAACTTTCACCTCAACCGCAACAGCTACGGTAGCGTCTGTTATCGCTACAGACCTACATGCTTTGCGAACGACTCTTTCCAATCTTGGTTTATTGACAATAGCGTAAACTATTAGGGGGTAGGTAATTCCTGCCCCCTTCTTTAAAGGAAGAGTATGAATATATTTATCGCAATCGTATCAAGAAGCGGGAGTTCGTCAGTTTTTTGTGCTGATTCGATTATAAAAAACACACATCATTTAAGAGATATTGGCCACAATGTCAGCATTTATTATCATGTGGGCAATATATATATAGACGTAGCAAGAAACATCTGTGTCCAAAAGTTTCTTGAGACTGATTGCAGCGATTTTGTTTTCATAGATGATGATGTTGCTTTTGATGATGACGCTATTTCAAAGTTATTGCTGTACGACAAAGATATTATAGCTGGTGTTTATCCTTTCAAACAAGATTCGCTTGAATTTCCGGCACACATAAAATTTGACGACATTACCAATAATTGCATGGAAGAATCAACTGGTCTTGTAACAGCGACAATGGTTCCAACGGGCTTTATGAGGATAAAGAGAGCCGCTTTAGAGAAGATAGTAAATTATTATAATCTAAAGAAAGACAAGAATGGCAAGTATCATTTTTTCAAAACAGGCGTGTTGTTTGAAAATGATGATAGATGGTATGGCGAAGACCCTTATTTCTGTAAGCAATGGGTTGCTATGGGGGGTGAGTTGTTTATCGTTCCAGATATAAATTTCGTTCATACCGGCATTAAGCATTTTACCGGGAACTTTCATAATTACTTATCAGAAAGAGCCCTCCAGGACAATTCTTGTAAGTGGACTTCTGATTCAGAATTAAACGTGCTTGGGCTTTTAGCTTCTAATTGTGAGTCTGTTGCAGAAATTGGTAGTTGGAAAGGAAGAAGTACTAATAAATTATTAAAGTCATGCAAAGGCAAGGTGTACGCAATAGACCATTGGAAAGGTACTGAAACAGATATTAGCGGCATTCTTGCCTTAAAAGAAGATGTGTATAAGCAGTTTATTGAGAATGTCGGCTCAAGAGACAACCTTATTATAATGAAGGAAGATTCTTTATCTGCTGCCAATAGGTTTAATGGCGATAGGGTTGATATGGTTTTCATAGACGCTGACCATACTTACGAAGGGTGCAAGAAAGACATCGAGGCATGGCTCCCGAAGTGCAATAAATATATATGTGGCCATGACTATAATTGGCCAGGGGTTAAAAGAGCTGTGGAGGAAAAATTCGATAATATTAATTTAGTAGAATCTCTTTGGTGGGTGAGGTTATAAAATGGCAACAGCACAAACTATAATAGATGCGGCTGCAAGAAAAGTCGGGATCAGTTCTTTAGACTCTACCGAATACGATAATCTGCTTGAAGAGCTGAATAACATGATAAGTCTCTGGGGTCTTGAATCCCTGTTCCCTTATGTGGTTTCTGAAAGCCTCGCCCTGACAATCGGCACATCATTATACACCATAGGCACAGCCGGGGATATTGCTACCGCAATGGCGATCAGTATTAAAAACTGTTTCGTCCGCAATTCAGACGGCAATGATTATCCTGTAGGCCCGATGGGGGAAGACGAATACAATCTTATAACAACAAAGACTTCTGAGGGCAGACCGACAAAGGTTTATTACAAGCCCAAATATCCACTCGGACAGATACAATTTAATTATGAGCCGGATGCGGCATACACGGCATATTTCGACTTTGAAAAGAACTTCACGGAATTTGCGGCCATCAACACAACCGTTGATCTGCCGAATGAATATAAAGAAGCCCTTATATACAACTTCGCCGTAAAGATAGGGGAGAATAACAGCGTTAATTTGCCGCAGACAATTCTTGCAATGGCGACATATTCCAAAGGTCTTCTTTCGCGGTCAAAGGCGATAAACAATCCCCCAAAGAAAGTTAGATTCGATATTTTTAGCGGTTCCTCAATGAACATAAATACGGGTGAATAATGAGTTATTCTGGTGAAACATATGTAGTGCCTTGCGATTCAGGGGGATGGAACGCAAACCCGAATACCGACCTTGTATCTCCCAAGCAGATGATTGATGTGAGCAATATCAATCTAAATAGGGGCGGCAGAGGCACAAGGGGCGGTGTTGAAGTTGTAAACGGGGCAGTGATAACCGATGCCCCTCAAATCATGGGATTATACCAGTTTAGGCTTACAAGCGGGACGACAGCAATAGTTACCGGAACGACAAACGGCAGGATACAGAAAGATTACACAACTCAACTAAAAACAGGGCTTACAAGCGGCAAATACTCAAACTTCGAAGTCTTTAACAACACCTTATATATATGTAATGGTGCAAATGTTCCTCAAACATGGGATGGTGCTGCGGCCTCAACTTCCGACCTTGCATTGCTTCCTACTGATTGGGCAGGTTCTAATTTCCCGAAGGCAATGATAAAGCATGGTCGGGGAAATTCTGAAAGATTATGGGCGATAGGCTGTCCGACAACTCCCAAAGGTGTATATGCTTCAAAGAACGGCTCAGCGGATTTTACAGATGCTCAAGTAAAACTGATAAATATAGAAACAGGGGACGGGTTCGGGATTGTTGCCGGAGTAGAATTTGGGGACAGGCTAATATGCTTCGGTAAAAAACAGGCTTATGTAATTGACGATACCAGCACAGCCACGGCTGATTGGGGTTATGATGCGGCTCAATGGGTAGGCGGTGCGGCGCATGAAAGACTTGTATGCAAAACACCCAATGACATTGTGGCTGTCACGGAAGACCTTGATGTTTATTCTGTTGCTTCGGCAGAAGCATACGGCGATTACAAGGCGGCCTCATTAACAAGACCGGCATTTATCAATAAGTGGATAGACGATAATGTTGATAAATCGCAGATAAACAAATTCCATATTATATACGACCCCGAATTAAGAGCCCTGAAGCTGTTTGTGGTGAAAAAAGGCAACACAGCTATTGACACCTGCCTTGTTTACTTCATTGATCTTGGCCCGGAAAAAGGTTGGTCAAAACATACATTCGCTTCAGGCGCATTCGCTTCATGCTCTGCATTAGTAAGAGTATCCGCAGGAAATTACAAAATATATACCGGAGGCACAAACGGGTATGTGTATCAGCTTGAAAGCACCACTTTTAGTGATGATGGAGTATATTATTACAACGGATATACAACGCCTTATGTGCCTATAGAAAATTCAAGGGAGACAAAAAGATTTGACAGGGCATGGTTCGTATTAGTGCCGCAGGGTACTGAAACCGTTTACATGAACATATCTGTAGATGGCGAACAGCTTATAGGTTTTGGTTTCCTGATAGATGAAAGCGGAAATAATGTTGTTGATGAAAGCGATAATGTTATAGCCGGAGAATATGCCGGGGTAGTATCTATAACCGCTTCCGCTTCTTACACCTTGCAGGAATTAAGTATAAAATTGGGCAAGATAGGCAAGCGGATACAGATGGAAGTATTTAACGATGTAATTAGCACGAGTTTTTTTGTATCTCAAATGATGGTGGATTTCATGCCTTTAGGTTCAAAAGCATATTAATGGAGAATACCAATGAGCAATAAAACCATAGATGACTTTACCGCAGTTGTAACACCGGCCACGACAGACACGGTTATCGTAACACAGGCAGGCATAACAAAAAAAGAAACGCTTGCACAGATTGATACATTGTTGAGTGCAACGACTAAGACGCTTACGAATAAGACACTGACAAGCCCAACATTTACAGGTACGGCTATTGCGGCTAATTTAACCGTAACTGGAACCTTTAGTGGCGGAATGGCTCTTGGCCTTCTCTCCGGACTTACCCTGTCCCACGCAGCAGATACTGAGCATGACATTATAATTGCAGCAGGTAAAGCGAGAAATGTTGCGGATACCGCTGATATGGTGCTTGCCTCAGCCATAACAAAACAGTTCGACGCTACTTGGGCAGTCGGTACTGCTGCCGGTGGTATGTCCGCAGGTGAAGCTCTCGCCTTTGAACTCATGACTCTTGATGTAGCTCCCGCAACGGCATGGGTAGTAGGGAACACGATCACAGGACAGACAAGCAGTCAAACTTGTATTATTGCAAAAGTTTTAACCACTACAACGTATTATGTCATAAGCCGAAGTGGTGCTTTTACGCTTGGTGAGATATTAACTAATGGGACGACAACTGCGGATCAGGGCGCGGCAAATCCAACATTTGCGCTTCAGGTCGGCACATTGCATATCTGGCAGATCAAAAGGTCAGATACCAATGTGGTGGACGTGGTTGGGAGTATCAACGAGATTTCAGGAATCACGCCAACTCTTCCAGCCAACTATGATTACAAGCGGTTGATCGGATCTTATCGGATTAACGTGACAAGCAACATCATCAACGGCGATTGGTGGGGAACAGGACTTAACAGAACCTTCATGTATGATACGCCGATTCTGGATGTATCAACTGCCACACCAGGGACGGCTGCGGTTACGGCGGCTTTGAGTACGCCGGGAGGGATTATAACAAAAGCATTGGTTAATGTTGCATCGGCAGGTGGTGCTTATCCATATTTATCATCATTAAATAATGCGGATTTGGCTGTTTCACAAACCGTTGCCCCATTAGTATCTTCGGGCGCTCAGGGTGGTGGTAATCTCGCTCAGGTGCTAACAAACACATCATCCCAAATACGATATAGAATGCTTGCCGATGCGGCCGTCTATATCGCTACCATCGGCTGGGAACAATCTTTATAAGGAGGTTTTATGCGTTACTACGATCTTGACATAAACGGAAAAGTAAAAGGCTCTTACGCAGTACCACAACCGGGCAAAGAATTAATCCTGCTGGAAGATGCACCGGCTGATGAGAGCAAGAGGGACGGAGTTCCGGGAACTGCATGGATTCCAGATCAAGACATTATTGATGCTCGTCTTGCGATAGACGCAAAGGCACAGGAGATTATAGACAATCTTCCGGCATGGCAGCGGGTGTCGGATGCGATTGATTCCGCAACAACGATTGCGGCAATGAAGATAATTCTGAAAAAGATTGCAAGAGTTGTTTATATACATTTACGGGAAGAAGACTAATGACCGTTGAAGACATTGTAAACGCAAAAGACATTGTTTCCATGCTGATCTGCATGGAGGGGAACGATATTACATGGAAGTCAATGTTCGGCACTATTGACGAATATCAGAAATGGCTCCTGAACGCAGTATATGACAAGTCGAGATATAAGGTTATTGGTATCTTTGATGAAGAAAGAAAGGTTCATGGCTATCTGGTTATGGAGCTTGTCGGGGCATACAATCACAAGGAGCTGTTCATACACGATGCCTTTATAAAAGAGAGCCACAGGAAGAAAGGATTGTCACAGCTATTATTCAAACCTGTTGTCGGTGCGGTTGTGAATACAGAGATAAAGAGATTGAGATGGGCTTCAACTCAAGTGCCGGAAGAATTTTGGAAAGATAAATGTTTTGGGTTCGAGGTAAAGACCTTGAAATATTACTACATAGACAGGGATGAAAAGCTGATGGAACACTACAGGATGCTTGGAGGCGGTAATGAAGATATATAAGAGGATAGTCTTTGATGCTGACTTTAACGTAATTGAGGAAGACTCATACGAATATGAAGGTGAAGTTGCCTTGTGCGCTGGTGGTAGTGGTGGGGGCATTGGTGGTGATCCCGATGTTGGTCAAAATTTGGGGCCTATGGGAACTACTGGTGTACCAAATAGTTACGGTGGTTGGGATTTTGGAGGGCCAACAGCGGGGAACACCGGTCTTGCTGGGCTTGGTGAGGGTTATGCCGGGATTAGCCAAGCCGATCTTGCTGGACTTGGATATGGTTATGGTGATCCTGCTGATCTTGGTGGTGGCGGAACAACCGGAGTTGGTTCTGGTGTTAGTGGCTCCACCAGTGCGATTGATGCCTCTTTACGCGGTTTTTTTGGGCCTATAGATGCTGCTACAAAAACAAGTCAGGTGGATTCAGCATATTCGGCTTACATGAAAGCTGGATGGGGATACGCCAAGAATGTTCTTGGGTCTATACTTGGTTTTTTGGGTGTAGTTGCAGCTCCTGAAGTTGGGGCGAAAGTAACATTTGCAGGAATAGCCTATAGCAACTATATTAATTTAGATAAAAGCAAGGCAACCTTAGACCAGTCAAAGGCTGCGTATGATGCTGCAAAAGCTGCTTTGGATGCCGCTTTTCCAGGGCAAACAGTATCCCTTAATGCAAATACAGGGCAAGTGTCGGTTGACGGTAAGGATTTAGGTGTTCAATCGAGTGGGAATTCACCGGAAGCAGTTAATGCGGCTTTTGCCAAATATGACAAAATAGTAGCACAGGCATCGGGAGGTAGCAATATGACAGCATCACAATTATATTTACAACAGAACCCCGATGTGGCGGCAGCGGGTATGGATGCTTGGGCGCATTATCAGCGGTATGGGCAAAATGAAGGCAGGGCTTGGCCTTCAGATTCGGGTTCCAGTTCCAGTTCCAATTTATCCCTTGAAGACCAACTGAAGCAAGAGCAGTTGAATATTCTCCGCAAACAATCGTCAGAATCGGATGCCTTATCAAAGCTCATATATCAGGCCGCAGGTATAGTTAAGGATACTGCAAGCGGAGAATGGAGAAAGGCAACCGAAGACGAAAAACTGTCTTTTATGTCTCCTGCAGAACAGCAGGAATATGCCATATATAAGCAGACTCTTGACAGGCAGCAGAAAGCCCTTGCCGGTGAACTTCCTATATCCCCTGCGCTCGAAAAAGAGATAACTGATTGGAACGCACAGAACGAGGAAGCCTTAACACGACAACTTGGCACCGGCTTTATGACATCTACTCCCGGTATTCAATCGCAGGAGAATCAGAATATAAGAACGGGTTTATTGACCGAGGAAGCAAGGCGTGGGCAGATAACTTCAGGGCAGAGTCAGATAACAGCATGGCAGAACTCACAGGCGAACGCACAGGCCAACCAATACAACGCATTAATAGGCATACCAGGCAGAACATCCTCTTTGCTTACAGGCTATTCAAATGCTCTTGTGCCATATACTCAGGCTAACTTACAGAATCAGCAGATAGGTTATTATGCCAACAGGAATGCACAAATACTTGCCGATACACAGGCTCAAAGAAAGCAAGCCACGAAGGATGCCAATACATCGAGTATGTGGTCAGCAGTAGGTCAATTAGGCGGTTATTTATTCAGTTAAGGGAGAAATACTATGGATTTAAAACCATACGATGTTGCGGTAGGCGGCTTTTTTCAGGGAAGAAATCAGGCTTATTTAGAAAAGCAAAGAACCCAAAAAGATATGTTGTTTCAGAAGCAGCAGCAGGAAGAAGAAGCTATGAAGCAGCACTTAACGGGTGTGCTTTCTGACGAATTAAAAGTTCCGGCTGAAAGATTAAGTGGTTTGAGCAAGGACGATTTAATTAATGTCGGCAAAATGCACATTGATAAGAAGAAAGTGGAAGCTACAGCCAAACAGAAGGAATTAGATGATACCTTTAAGATGGCTGACTTTGTTATAAAATCTGCAAAGGAGACAAGCGGGCCTACTCAAAAGCTCCTTCTTAATAAAGGACTACCTTCTGTTATTAAATCTTTTCAAAAGCATGGTTCTTTTAAAGATATAAACGTAGAAGAATTGCAGACTTTAATTTCAAGTTCCGAAGAAAAAACTGTTGGGACTTTAGTTAAAGAATTGAATGTAATTAATAAGTCTATAATAGATGGTCTTATAACGAAAACAGAAGGAGAGAAGCTGGCTGCTGATGCGTATGCTAATTTTATAGATGAAGCAAAGGATTCATCTAAGATGAAAATAGCTACAAGTGAGATGGATAATTTTAGAAAGAAATTAGAGCCTAAACCCGAACCCGCAGAACCCATGAGTGTGGCTGCTTTAACCCAAAGGGCATTGAGGGGGGATGGGGAGGCCCAGGCTATTCTTGACAGGATGCAAAGTAGAGACATCCAAATTGTAAGTGCAAAAAGTGAGGCTGCGGTTGGTGCTAAACTTGGCACTATAGATATTGCCGGAACCGCCCAGGCTGTTTTAGATGGCAGGGAAACGATAGAGAACGTAAAAAACACCTTTGGGGTGCCGATACAGGAAACAATCAGAAAAGAGGTATTAAAACAAGACCCCGCTTTTAATTTCAATCAACCGAGGGCGGCATCAAAAGCGATAGCATCCTCTGTGGCACAGCAACAGAGGAACAGGGGCATGATGGGCAGCTTTGTTAAAAACATTAACGGGCAGGTAGATAAACTTGAAAGGATAAGCCAAAACATTGTCAAGAGAATAGGCATAAGGGCTTTGGATTTGCCAAGAAGGGAACTCCTTACAAGGTTTGTCGGTAGTGGTCAGGAGCAGGTTTTGGCGGCATACATGAAAGAGGTTTCTGCCGAAATAGCAAAGCTGGCTCAAGGGTCTGCGGCCTCAATAGCACAATTACCGGAATCAAACAGAATCGAATGGGAAAAAATACATGATGTCAACCTGTCGTTTAGAGAGCTTCTTATTGTTCTGAACGGAACTAGAGAAATGGCTAATATCAGACTGAAGTCCGTTGATGACGAGATAAAGGAAACAATGGGGCGGCTTGGAAATGTAAGGCAGTCGAGAGATGAGCAAGCACCTTCAGCACCTCAATCGGCAGGTAAAACGATAGTAAAGAAGTTCGTAAGCCCAAGCACAGGGAAGACGAAGTATGTTTATTCTGACGGAACAGAGGAAATAAAATAATGCCTACCGCTATAAATGACTGGCAGGAAGTTCCTATAGACGATTGGAAAGAAGTGCCGATTAACGACTGGCAGGAAGTACAGGTTGCACCTGAAGAAACCTTCATGCAGAAGACGGCTCCTTACGTCCGTCCTGTGCTTGAATTTGGAGGCATGATAGGCGGCGGGATAGGCGGAAGCGGCGTTGGCCCTGCCGGAACAATAGCAGGGGCAGGGATAGGGTATGCCGCAGGAAAGGAAGCGGCCAACCTGTATGATCAGGCAGTAGGAATAAGACAACCTGAAAATCTTATGACAGAAAGAGGCGCATTGAACAAGGTTGCCGAAACAGGACAGAACTTTGTTGAAGGTGTAGGACTTGAAGCCGGTGGTATTGCAATCGGAAAAGGTGTAGGGGTAGCCGCTAAATATGCAACAGCGAAACTACCCGAAAAACTATACGGAAGCGCAATCAAGGCTCCCGTCACAAAGAAATGGACAGAGATACTACCGAGCAAGGAAGTGTCAAAAAGAATGTCTGCTATAAGTGCCGGACTGGAAAAGAGAATATACCCAACCGAACACGGCATAGCCACGATTACACAGCTTGAAAAGCAAACAAGAGCCATTGTTGACGATGTTGTTAATACAGGGGCTGCGCAAGGAGATGTTGTTGCTACAAGGGAGCTTGTGGATAAGGGTCTTAAAAAGGCATACGAAAGAGCCTTGAAGTCTTCTGATCCTATAGGCGCAAAAGGACTTGTTGATGAGATAGCTGAAAAGTTTATGGCGCATGGCGAAACAATCCCAACGAATCAGCTTAATTCAATCAAAAGGCAATTATACGATGAAGTGAAGTGGGGCGGTTCGGAGGCAACGGCATTGGCGGGGCAGATTAAGACAATGGGTAAAAAGGGATTGGCGCATGAAGCAATGGTTTCCCTTGAGAGTTTTTATCCGCAAATAAAAGAACTGAATAAAACAGATGCTTCTTATATTGCCCTGAAAGAAGCTGTTGAGAGAGCTACGGCAAGAATAGACAACAGGGATATAGTTGGTCTTACAACGAAGGTGCTGGGTGTCAGGAGCATTCCAACAGCTATCTTTGAATGGACGATAGGGCACCCTCTTGTCAAATCAAGATTGGCATTTTCATTACATTCTGCCGGTAAGGCAATCGGAACTGTTGCGGAAAAGAGAATTGCCATAAATGCACTTGAAACTGAAATCAAGACAATATCCGAAGCTATCAATAAAAATGAGAAAATGGCTGTTCTTGCAAAAGAGGGTGACAAGACCGCGCAGGAATATATTGCAAAGCACAATAAACTTTCACAGGAGATGATCGCAAGAAAGGATGCACTTTTAAAACAGATAAAAGTGGATGAGGGTTTTCAATCGAAAGATGTAATACCTGAAAAGGAGTTGCCTTTAAGACCCGACCAGCGAAACGCTTTAAGTAAAAAGGATTGGTCAACAACTGAAGGTGAGGATATAGGCAGACCGCTTAAAAGGTCATCTATCGAATATTCAAAATCAAAACAACCTGAATCTTTAAAATCAAACATTACAAGCGATGCGGATGTAAGGCCAATATCGGTAATCAATCAGGAAATAGCTGCCTCCGAAAGAGAGATTTCTATATCCAAAGCCTTTGAAAAAAAGAGAATTGAAGACTACATAAAACTTCTTGAGAATGAAAGAAAATTAGCAAAAAAAGGAATGCCGCTTTTAACTCCAAATAAAGAATTAATTAAAAGCAAACTACCTGACAGACTAAAAACAATCTTACGAGAAGGCGAGAAGGCGTTACCGGAAAAAGGAAGTCCATTAAGACCAGATCAAAAATCGCATTTAGCTAAAAGATTAAGGCCGGAAGAAATAGAGCCTTCCGGTTTTTTTACACCGGAAGAAGTTGCACAGCGAAATATGGCAAGAGGAAACCAACAATCGGCTCTTTTTGAGCAAAAAAGACGAGGGTTATTAAACAGGCAGTAGTAATCCCTACACTATCAAGCATTTGCAAGCAGACTTCACCAGAAGCCACCACAACAGAGATTATTAATAAAGAGGGTTATGGCAAGGCTAAAAATACATAAAAACAGCTTGGGCAGGAGTTCCCAACCAAGGGACACCCCCTTTATCATCGGTTCCTCCTTCCGAGATAGTCCAATATATCAAAAGAACTCCTGTCCGAGAACTTTTACAAGGAGAAACAATAAAATATTAAAAGGAGAATGAAATGGAAGTTTATTCAAATGATGGTAAATGCAAAAGCTACGAGAAAATTGGCACGACTACATCTTCTATCGGTTTCACGACTGCCAAGATAGCTTTAACTACAGGTGACTCTTATAAAGAGGCAAAGTCTGCTCTAATTACGGTAGAGACAGCGTCTATACGGTTTACGATGGACGGTACGACACCGACTGTAACCGAAGGTACTGGCGCAGGTCATATACTTGATGTAGGTCAGTCTTATGTTGTCAGAGGTGTCGAAGCTGTGAGAAATTTCAGGTGTATTAATGCCGTAGCTTCTTCCGGTGCTAGTGTTAAATCCTCGTATTTCTTTTAAATTAAGGAGATAGAAAATGACTACTTTAAATGATGGTGGGATACATGGAATATCTCAAGCGGAGGTGAATACGTTCCTGAAAACTCCAGGAGCAATAGGCGGCACAACTCCCGCACCAGGCACGTTTACCGCTCTTTCTCAATCTTATGGCAATGATACTCAAACAATGGCACTACACACCAAAGATTTTATTTCAGATACTGTTATTTCTGGCTGCCTACCAGCTACTTCTGCCACTCTTATTTCAGATATTTCGGCTGGTGTAGCCTATTCTCAAGGAAGAAGGATTGTTAAATTAGTTACTTCTCGCACTTATACTGCTTCCAAAGATACCTATGTTGACCTAAAAGGAGATGGGACATATATCTTTAGCGAAGTTCTCAATGCCGCTGCTGCACCTGCTGTTACTGCTGATAGTATCAGGCTGGCTAAAGTGGTAACTGATGCAACTGCAATTACTTCGGTTGCTGATTTACGCCAACTCCATAAGATATTTGTTGACTCTTCTGGCAACGTCGGCATCGGGACGACGGCGCCGGATACTAAATTAACTATTGAACATGGGGTGGCGAATACAGATGATATTAAATTTGGCGATATTGTTGGTGGGGCGAGGTATATGGTATTAAGCGGGAGAGGCTCTGCAACAGCTGGTTCTGAAATACGTTATTACGGGAGTGACTTGAGAATTCAATCTGTCGCTACTGATGTAATGACATTAACATCAACCAGCAACGTCGGCATCGGGACGACGGCACCAGCCAGCCCCCTTGCTGTCAACCGTCAAGCGGACGATGGGGTAGTTATTGACATCGAGCAGGCCGACACGGTAGAGGGCACGATATCAGTATCGACAACCACAGTTTCATACAATGCCTTTGTCGGTTCCCATTATACCCAGCTCAAGGACGGCCAATCTGAACCCCCTCTTGGTGCAGTAATTGTCAGCCTTGGGGAAATTATTCCCTGTGAGGTCACGATTGAAAAGGACGAAACAACCGAGGAGGAAATCACGAAGGAAGCTGCTTTTGAGACTGTGACAACTGAGGCTAAATTAGAAGAGACTGCAGAAAAATACACCTTCAACGGGGAGGAGATCATTCTGACAACCGTAGTTGTTTCTCCGGCAGTGGAGGCTAAAACGGAACGAAAGTTGAAACTGGGGGTTACCTTCGATGAGAAAACCGGAACTTTCAAGAAAACGACCACTACCAAGGTTTCTGTTAGTAAGGATGTATCAGGCAAGGAGTATTTCACCTACGTAGATACGACATCCAAACCAGCCGATAAGCGTGTCTATGGGACATGGTTCGGGAAGATGAGCAATGATTCACGCGGGCAGAGCTTTGGGCAGGATGACAAGCCAATCTATCTGGTAGCTCAGGTAGGACTTTTCAAGATTAGGGTTACCGACACCAACGGAGATATTGAAAACGGCGATTATCTGGAAACCTCCTCGCGGCCTATGGAGGCGCAAAAACAGACTGGCGGGACCAAGATCAACAGTACGATTGCCAAGGCCATGATTGATGTGAAGTGGAATTTCGAGCCTGTCGATAAAAAACTTGGTTATAAAATGAAATTGATTCCCTGCACGTTTTAAGGATTAAAATACAAATGAAGATAGGATAAAAGAACAGGAAGGAATCTGAAAATGACTTCTGGCAATATAAGGAGATAGATTTATGGCAACTCAGCTACCTTCAGGACAGTTAAGACGGCAGCAAGCACGTTTATTTCATATCGCATTAATTAGGAAACTATAAATGGAAACAAAGACTTGTAAAACTTGCGGTGAAATTAAGCCAGTTCAGCCATCATTGGCAATTGCTGGATAAAGGATAACATGAAGGTTCTTGCCCTGATTTTAATACTTCTCTTAACCGGCTGCTCTCTGGTCAGAAATCCAGTTGACGTGAAGGCACAGTATCTTGAGCAGATTAAAGAATGGCAACAGAGGCAACAGAAAGAAGGCTGGACTATCGATCTTGTTGATAATATTCTTGAAGGCACTAAATGGCTGACAAGTTATGTATTTGATGAAGGAGATCACTGGGACACCTATAAAGAAATATCCAACAAGGGCTTGATGGGCGATTGTGAAGATAAGGCAGTGGCAATGATAGGATCGTTGAAATACTTGGGCTATCCACACAGGGCAATGGTTCGGATAGTGACGACAATGCAACCGGCAGATCACGCAATAGTAGTTGTTGAAATGCCGGATGGGAATATCAGGGAATATGATTCTATAACTTCAAGTTTTTTAGACAGAATGTTTTACCGGAAAGTGGTGGATTTTGACGAAAAGGAAATAAAATAAAGGACTCTGACAATGGCATCTGGTATAATAGTTGAAGAAGAAGAGTGGGAACATGCGACAGAGGAACAACGCAGTTGGATGACCTTTAAAACTCTTACAAGTATTGATGGTAGATTGCAGGTGTTAGAGAGGAAGTCTTTTATCAATAAAGCGTGGTCTGCGGCAGGCGGGCTTATCGGCGGAGCGATTGCGGCATTAAGTTTTAAGATTTGGGGTACTTGAAATGATACTATATAACTGGACAGGCCTGGGATTAAGAGAAGACCCCGCAGGATCAGGCAAATTCGGTGCGTCACGAGGCAAGAGAACGCACGCCGGGTATGACCGGTTATGTAAGCCCGGTCAGGTTATAAAGGCACCGATGGCCGGCAAAATGATGCGTTCATTCCCATATGCAAATGATAAATTTTATACGGGTGTTTCGATATGGGCGGATGATTATATGGTTAAAATGTGGTACTTTTCGCCATTTGAATATTTAATCATAAACCGGGTTGCAAGAGGGCAGGAAATAGGCATAGCACAGAATATATCCGATAAGTACGGCGGAGGGATGAAGGCGCATGTGCATCTGGGGTTGTGGTCGTTGAATCCAACAACTTTACTGAATCCAGAAGATTATCTTGAACCTGCAGAAGATGAACGGCTTGTTAAGTTACAAAACGGGGGGCACTAATGTTTGAATACGGCCCAACGTGCTGGCAGGACTTTGTAGGATTTATATTGATAGTTCTCGGTGCTGGTGGAGTTTTTGTAATCGGCTATTTTAAGATATTCGGGAGGAAGAAATGAAAATTAGCTGTCCAAAATGTAAGAATGCTTGGGACGAGTCAGAAAAAATTCAGATAGGAGTTGGAATTAGGCATGAGTGGGAAGGGCGCTTTTATAAACCGGGATTTCAGATGGACTATGTATGGTTTAAGCTGAAAGGATTTCCTTTTTGTCCTGTATGCTTCTTCCACAATCAGGAATTTATTACTTTGGAGGAAAGCAAAATTGCGGCAACTGCTATCGTGATAAGGAACGAGTTTGATGAATATATCGATGTGCCTGTTGCAGACCTCCCCAAAGATATGCAAAAAATTCTGCAAAGCCGTGACTGCTTTGAAGAGTCTGATTTTGGCAAAGAGCAAGACGAGGGAGATATTGACGACCACAATTCAACATGGGGTGGTGCTGGCCCAGATTGCCCTATTGAGCAGGGGGAGCCTGCTTAACTAAAACTTTAAAAGGAGAAAAGAAGATGAACTATGTAGCAATTTTACAACTGATACTTCAACTTGTTGCCTTATTCGTAAAAGAGGCACAGAAGAAGCATCCGGAAGAAGGCGCGGGAGCTATAAAGAAAGAGGAAGTTACGGACGGAATTAATGCCATATTTTCTACTTTGGAATCAATATCAACAGGCGGACAGGCAGAAACGCTTACAAAAATTAAACCTATTGTAAGTCCGGCTATTGATGTATTCGCTTCTTTCTTGTTCCCGAAGGAAGAGCGTTGAAAGCCGGATTCCTGAATAACATGGTGAATGAAGAGCTTGGGGAATACAAAGGGAAAACGATATATCGCTTAAAGGAAAACTTGTATTTCCGGCGTGAAGACGGATCGCTCATACTCATTCCGGCGGGGTTTCAAACTGACTTGGCTTCAGTTCCCAGGCTCCCTTTTATTTATACGGCATGGGGCAACCGCAGTCACCGCGAGGCAGTACTCCACGACTGGCTATACAGGCTTGACAGCGATCCCCTTGTCTCCAGATTAGAAGCAGACGACTATTTCAGGCTGGCAATGATATCCAGGCACCAGCCTTGGCGGATATATTATCCCATGTTTTTAGGTGTTCGGGCTTTCGGTTGGACAGCATACCATAAACTGAAGGTTGGGCATGAGTTTATAAAATGACCCAGGATAAACGTGTCTGTCGGTCATGAAACAAACCAGTTGGTAAGGAAGGATTGTTTTCAGATAAATATTCCTTTTGTTTCTGTATGACTTCTTGCCTTTCCTGCTTTTTTATTTCTTTTTCTACTTGGTGAACGGTTGCTTTGCCAGACTCAATATCCTTAGCAGAAATTCAAGAGTATATTAACAACAACAAAATTCTTCTTATTTCAAAAACCTTCGATAAAAGCTGAAAACAACAGCTATTCAAAGAAAAAGCCCTGCTTCCTCCTCATAATCGCCTCTAATCGGATTTGACATTGCTCCTATTTAATTTTATTTATAGCCAAAATAAAAAGGAGTAATGGGAATGCCTCACGTTATTGAACTTTCAAAGAATTACCCAGATAAAGAAAAATTTACCAAGTGGCTTATGGAACAAGGCCACGAGGTTGACCCGCCTAAAACTAATACCGTATATATTGATGGTGACGACATTGACACGAATCTTGAAGCAAGGCAGATATTCACGGAAATTAAAAAAGAGTACCTTTATTAAAAAGGAGGCACCAATGTTCGAAATAAAATCAAGATGGAATAGCTGTGTTTTATTTTCACTAGAAACCAAATATTCAAAATTGGCGGTTGAAGCGGCTGTTAAATCCGGAGCCGACCTGTCCGGAGCCGACCTGTTCAGAGCCGACCTGTCCGGAGCCAGAATCATTTTTGGCAAATTTCCATCAATAAAAACCTTAGCCTTAATAAACCTCGCTGGCTTATCGGATAAACTGTCGCTCGAATTAATGAGGCGTGATGCAGCGGCGCATCCATATCCTGAAAGATTCGATATTTGGGCAAAAGGCGGTGATTGCCCATATCAGGATGAAGAACGCTTTTGGATATTCGATTTAAAAAAAGAATTATGGAAGAAGGGCAAGCCGAAGCTGTCAGATGTTGAGTTGATAAGAGCAATATGCGCTGAAAAGGGCTGGAAGATAAAGGAGGTCTAAATGGTACAGGAAGCCACGAAATCAAAAATCAGACTCGGACTTAACGCGGACGGCGATCAGGTGTTGATGCTCGGATCGGAGCGGGAAGCCTTAACTGAAAATGCGGTCGATAACCTGATCAACATGCTGAACACCGGCAGAGCCGATAGCAAGGATATGAAAGCAGCTCTAAAGAAAATCAACGGAATCCAGAAGCAGTACAACACCATCGGCAAGGCACTTTCCAACAATCCCAAAACAATCGAAGAGGGCGAGCCAACGCCGGAAGGAGTCGTAGAGGATGATATCACGTGAATTGTTTCACAGAATGCTTGGCGATGATGATTCAGGCTGGGATTGGGTAATCAGGTCAGCGATATATATCGCCTTTGTATCTGCAATTATGGCTGTAGCCTGTTTTTTAATGTGCTGTTTTAATCCGGCGGGAGGTTGATATGAAACCAGATGTGTGGCTACAAGCTGACGCGATAATTAACGATGTCTATCCAGGATGGAATCATATTCCTAATCATGGAATATTAAGAGAGCGGATAGCGAGGGTTGTGCAAGAGAAGGATGCCGACTATCAGCGCATTATCACAGAGGTTCTATTGTGCGATCCAATTCCGGCGCGCAGTCGTGATGACAATAGGCTCGAACCGCCCTGGGAAGTTATTAAGAGAATACGAAACCTAAATGCTTATTATGTTGAGAAATTTGCCGAGAGGGATGCCGAGATTGAGGGATACAAAAATGGGCAAATACAAATGCAGAGCATAGCAGCCGGGCTTTATGAAAGTTGCCAGAAATTTGGGGAGGAAAGAGAACGGCTACTTGCCGAGATTCAAAGTTTCCAAGCGTACATAGATAAGTTACTAACAGGCAAGTTCAAATTGCAGCAGGAATTGAAAGAGAAGGATGCCGAGATTGAACGGCTGCGACTACGCCTAAAAGAACATGGTGACATACAGAACTCGCAATCAGCAACGAGAGATTAGACGGGCTATATCGGCAGGTAAAATCCTATATTGATAAATATGGAGCACCAGAGAAGGAGGTTTTGCCATGAAAGAAGACAAGTCGAGCTTAAAAGGCGTGATATCGAAAAAAGAGGCGGAGGGCAAGGTTGTGTTTATGTCCTTCGATGGGCCGATGGAGGCTGATATTGATACATTTATTGACCAGCCAATAGAGGGGCTTTTATATGACCTGAATAGGGACAGGGCCACAGTTTTGAGTTTTGTAGATAAAGATCCAAAATGGGTAAATGATTATGCTGTTGGCTCGGTGATAACGCGCCTCAAGATGAGACTGCTGGAGAGAAGCGCAGAAAAAGAAATATGCGAAATGATTTTAGAAACAATTTCACGGTTTGGAGATGCTCAAAATATTGGCGTTGCGGTTTTAGATAAATATAAAAACGCTGATACAGGCATAGTCCCGGAGTTGCGGGAAATAGCGTTCTATGTTCAGAGATTAGCGCGGGGATGGCATTCTCAGCAAAAACGGGCGGACGGAACACCGGAGAAGGAGGAAAAATCATGATGCGAATACTTGAAATCACATTCTTATTGGCTGCCTTCTGGACGATCGGCGGATTGGCAGTGTACGGCGGCTATCATTTAATTTTAAGAATATTCGGAGGTTGAAAATGAAACCTAAAAAATACGTCTATACTAAAGGCTGTCATCTATGCACAAACGGCTACAATTCCGTGCCATGCGTGATATGCGGCGGGCTTGGTGGCCGGTGTTGTAATCCAGCTTGTTTTAATGGTGAGGTGGCAGTTAGTTGTTCCTGCAATCCATTGCCCTACTATGTTGAAAATACAGAATGGACAGTTGACGAGGCGACAGAAAAGCTTGGATGGTTAGAAAAGGAGGGGGAATAATGAAAATAATAATAAAATGGATAGTTAAGTGGTACGGGGCGTTACGGAGAAGTGAACCGAAGCAACAATTGACACCGTACACGGAGATTTTCAATGCTTTTGATAGGTTCACAGCAGAGGGCAACAGTAAGGATATAACGAAAAATCTTTTTGATGCCCTGCTGAAGCGGTATTTCTCTGACTATCATTTAAGGCGGTTTCCGAACAGGGAGATAAAAGCATAATGGAAAACTGCATATGAACGGTTTGGTGGGTGGCGGAAGCGATTTTAAGCGATAAGTAGACGCAATAGCGAGGAGCTATGTTGACGTACTGTGTAGCGCAGAACCGACTATCAGCAATGGAGTTGGCTACGTCATGCAGGTACCAAATCCTGTCCCACCAACGTGAAACCTACGAAGTGGCTTGACAGCTCGGAGAGACGAGCAAACAAGAAAGCCGAACGGACGAGGGGGTGAGTGATGGACGTAATAACCAACTACGAAGCAAAAGACAATATCCGAATACTTCGAGTTCCTGAATCGGAAATCCGCCGATATTCGGAAATATTAAATCTGATAATTTCAGGGTTTGAAGTTCACGGAGAGAAGTGTTCTGCATTGCATATCAAGATTGGCGAGGTGGACATTGCTCTATATAGCTGATGGCGGAGCGAGAAAGGGGATGAAATGAAGCCAGAAATAAATAGAGTATGGGCTATGCCTTCGGCGGATACCTTTGATATTAAGCTGATAGGTGAATTTGTGTGGCGGTATCTGCAAAAAAGCGAGATAAGCATTGATCCATTTGCAAGGAATAAGAAATGGGCAACTTACACCAACGACCTCAATCCAAATACCGAAGCAGAATATCACCTCGAAGCCGCTGATTTTTTATATAAATTAGTAACAAAAAACATAAAAGCCGACTTAATAATATTTGATCCGCCATACAGCACTCGGCAAATCAAAGAGTGTTATGATGGGATAGGTAAAAAGGGAACGACTCAAGATATGCAAGCGCCATGGTCTCAATGGAAAAAATATATAAACGAGCTTTGTTCTCCCAGCGCCACAGTCCTTTCTTTTGGATGGAATACTGTTGGTATGGGGATAAAATATGGCTTTGAAATAGTAGAAATTATGCTTGTTTGCCATGGCGGATCGCATAACGATACAATTTGCATGGCGGAGAGAAAAAACACGGAACAGTTACCGTTAATAGCATAAAGGAAACCATGACCCAACTTTACCCATACGATTACATAGATACACCGGAAAGCATAGTGGTGAAAATAGCCATCTTCTTCCCGGAGCTTGACTTCACCCATGACATACGGGGCAACGAATTAGAGCTGCGGTCAACACGTGGAGTCATGGCGGAGATACACAAAATGGTCATGTGGCGCTACATACCGAATAAGTGCAAGCATGTAACGAGGCAGGAGGACTTTAAGAAGAACACAGGAAGGTATATTTATAAATTCTAAGGAGGGATACATGAGACAAACATTAGTGGAAATGACAACGGCAGATACAGGGAAAACCTACAGAATCAAAATAGGTGAGCCGAACGACAACCCGCAACTATGGGCAGTAACCCTCAAATGCCAGCTTATAAATAGGCACACGGGCAGCACGGACAACTTTGGGATTATTACCAGGGAGATTTGTGTTGAACGGGAAACGCTTGAAATGGCGGGCTTGTTACCGCAGCCTGTAGTAAAAGGAGCGGAAAAAGAAACTATCGAAACGGCGGAAGACTTGATTCTCAGACTACTAAACAATCTTGGATTTTATCCTACGGACTAACGAACGAGGGCAGATATATTTATAAATTTTAAGGAGGGATGAATGGAACTATGTGATTCAGGACATGAGCAGATTTGCTTTGAGTGTAGGGGTTGCCCGTTGTGCGATATGGAGAGCAAATTAGATGCGGCAAACGATGAAATAGAGAAACTTAAAGATAAAATTTATGACTTGGAAAGGGAGGGGTAAATGGAAAATGAGATGGCGATTGTTAAATACGATGTGAATGAGGCGGAAATATCCAAGATGGCAAATATCTATATGGAGCTTACCGTTAAGGATGTTGACGATCAGGAAGGGTTTGATTCTGTTCATGCCGCCAGAATGGTTATGGTTAAACACAGAACATCTGTCGAAAGGTTGCGTAAAAGCGCAAACGAGAACGCACAGAAGTTTATCAAGAACAACAACGCAAATGCCAGTAAGCTGATTGAGTTGATGGAGCCCATTGAAACACACTTGCGAACAGAAGAAGACAAAGTTGCAAAAGAAAAAGAGCGAATCAGGGTTGAACAGGAAGCCAAGGAAAGAGCATGTGTTGAGATAAAGATAAACGACTTGCTCAGATACGGGGTTATAAAGCCGTTTGTCGATATTGCCAATATGTCGGACGGTGAATATCAAACACTCTTTGCTTTTGCGAAAACGACTTATGAGGCAGAGCAGAAAAGAATTGCCGACGAAAAGGCGCGGATGGAAACTGAGCGGCTTGCCCTACAGAAAGAGCGTGAGGAGGAATCGACTCGACTTGAAAAGCAGCGGCAAGAACAATTTGCAGAAAATCTTCGGCTACAGAATATTCGTAAAGATCAGGAAGCGGCTGCCCTGAAGATAGAGGCTGAAAAGAAAGCCATTGAAGACGCAAAGCGCGAGGCTATAAGGGCGCATGAAGAAGCTGAACGCAAAGAGCAGGAGCGTAAAGGCAGGGAATTATTTGAAAAACAAGCCGCCGAAAACGCTCGCATTAAAGCTGAAAAAGAAGCTGTTGAAAAAGTAGCGAGGGAAGCCAGAGAGAAAAAGGAAAGGGAAGAAGCAGAGATAGCAGAAAAAGCCCGAATCGAAGAGCTTAAACCGGACAAGGTGAAGCTGGTTGCTTACGCCCAAGACCTGTTTGCACATATCCGGGAGAGCGCTTTTGTTCCAAAAAACAAGGCAGTAAAAAAGATTTTGGCAGAAGCCGAGCGCGATCTTGAAAGCATTGCATTGAACATACTCAACAAAGCGGAGGGATTAAAATAATGGCAAACGAATTAACAGTACAACAGGAAAAAGCAGTATCATTGAGGGATTATTTACAGGGGGATAATGTCAAAAGCACGCTGGCGCAGGCATTACCCAAATGGCTATCGGTTGACAGGCTACTCCGCATAGTTTTTGCCAGCACACTTAAAAACCCGAAGTTGATGGAATGTACGAAGGAAAGCCTTTTACAATCTATCATGCAATGCGCCCAGCTTGGCCTTGAGCCGATACTTGGCAGGGCATACCTGATACCTTATGAGAACAGCAAGAAGATCGGCAACAGATGGGAGAAGGTGCTGGAATGCCAGTTTCAAATAGGCTATCAGGGGCTTGTTGATCTTGCAAGGCGTTCAGGAGAAATCAAGGATGTTTTTGCAAGAACAGTTTATGAAAAAGACGAGTTTGAAATTGAATACGGAACAAGCCGGAAGCTCGTTCATAAGCCATGTCTTAAAGAAGACGCCGGAAATCCCATAGGGGCTTATGCAGTGTGGGAAAACAAAGAGGGTTTAAAGTCTTTTGAGTTTATGCCCTTGCATGAAATCTATAAGCGCAGGGATAAATCGCAGGCATATAAATACTCAATAAAAAACGATTCAAAGGAAAATCCATGGATTCAATGGCCTGAAGAAATGATGTGCAAGACCGTTATCAAGCACATGGCAAAGATGCAGCCAGCCAGTATTGACTTTATGGAAGCGGTTGAACTGGATAATGTTATAGAGACAAGCAAGTTGCCGGGGTTGCCGTTGCTTACCGACAATTCGGAAATCTACATAGACGATAAGCAATTATCCACCTTGCGGGATATGCTTGCGGATAAAGAGACTCCCGAATCGGAATTTTGTTCACTCCTTGAAATTGAATCACTTGAAACTATGCCAATATCTATGTACGAAAAAGCACTCCAGGCGATAAAGGCAAAAATAAAAAGAGAGCCTGGAGATGAAGTCGAATGATAATTTTAGATGTCGAGCAGAGATCCCCGGAATGGCATAATGCAAAGATAGGCAAACCCTCAGCCTCTAACTTTGATATGATTGTAATGTCAGACGGCAAACCGTCAAAATCACGGCAGAAATATCTCTATCAGCTTGCAGGAGAAAAGCTGTCAAACAGCAAACCCGACACATATCAAAGTTTTGCCATGAAAGAGGGTACTATCAGGGAAGCAGAGGCAAGAAAGACTTTTGAATTTATTTATGGCGTTGAAGTTAAGCAGGTCGGGGTTGTCTATCCTGACGAACTAAAGAAATATCTTTGCTCACCTGATGGGCTCATGGAAGAAGCGGGATATGAGGTTAAATGCCCCCTGATTCACACCCACGTTGGCTATCTACTTTCAGGCAAGCTACCTGTCGAATATGTGCAGCAAGTACAGGGAGGGATGCTGGTAACGGGATTTAATAGCTGGTTTT